TTTCGCCTTCTACCATTTTACCACTACGTATATATTGTGCGCCTATATGAATGATTTTACTAATACTCTTTCTATCTCTACTCCAAATTACGTTAACATAACAACCACCGAATAGCTTTAAGTCCATTGCTAAGTCTTTTAAGACATCATCTGGTGAATCGTGTAATAATCCGTTTAATTTTAAATATGATTCTTTAGTAGCTTCGTTTTCGTCTACATCAGTAGCAGCTAAACCCTCGCCATATATCATAGCACCGATTGACTTTATTAATGCGCCATTAATCGCTGAACCTAAAAATAATTCTAAAAGGTAATTAGGGTATAAGTTATCTTCTCCAAAACTTACCCAATCTTGATTAGTCTTTTCTACTATATGGGGGATATTATAATGTGATAATTCTACTAGATTTAAATTCATAATTAATTAGTTATATAAACAGACTTAGTATCTGTATCATTAGTTGAGTATTGAGAATAATTAACAGCTAAAACATCATTAGTTATATTAAATAAACCAGTATATACTGCATTTAATCCTATTATTGACATACTATCAGAACCTCTTGCAAATATTTGCATATCATAAAAACCAAAAGGATAATCGTCATTACCAAATTCAATTAAACCTAATGATAAATTTTCGTTGCTAGGATTAGTTATATATGTTAAAGATACATATCTATCTTTATTAGTAAAATCTATTGCAAAAGGTGCAAAAACTTTATTATTATTAGTTTGTTGGCTTATTATATTTACTAATGGTATATGAGGGTTAACTGTATAAACACTTCTAAACCAATCACTATCCCATAAATTTAAATTTATAGTCTGTGATCTTGATAAACTTGCATCTTGTGTTGCTTGTATCATATCTTTTCAAAATATTTATCAAAAAAATTTAAACCAGTTTTAATATCAGTAGTGTCTTCTTCTATTTTTTTAATCATTTGATCATTTAACAAGTCCATAGAATGTAAAACTTTTCCCTCAAATTTAGTCTTTAACTTCCACATCTTTCTTTTTCTTTTTAGGTTTTTCTTCTATCCAATATCTATCAATTAAACAAGGTAATTTAGATTTAATTTCTTCTTGTGTGTAATCTTCAAAAGGTTTATTAAATTTTTCAACTCGTTTATTTTTCCACTCTTTACGAACAATGTATACCATAGCGTTTATTATAAATATAAAAGTTAATTAATTGTTTTTTAGTGTACAAAAAAAGGGGTATAAAACCCCCTTTAATTGATTAAAATTATTATTACTTATGCTGTTGTAATTGTTAAACTAGCACTATCAGCTAATTTATCAAATGGATATTTAGCATCTGTAATATCTGGTGGTGTTGCGCCTATTTTTATATAAGGTGCTCTTTCTTCTGCACTTACTTCTATAGTAAAGCCTGAAAGATCTCCGTATGCAGTTCCAGATACAGTCGTACCTGCTGTAACATCACAACCATTATTATATCCTAATAAGAATAAATTATCGTTATTATCTAATACAAATACTTGTACTCTATTATATGCTAATAGTCTTAATTGATAAGAGACTGCTGCATTAATTTTTTGTAATGTTAATGATAATGTTTGTGTAAAGAAAGTAGTACCATTTGTTTTACTAGCATTTGTGTTAATAGTCATACTAGATAAATCAGGTCTTAAATCATACCTAAATACTTTTACAACATCTGCTGCAGGTGTAGTACCAGTTGCATCTTGCCAAGTTGCAAAACCTGCTGTAGTCATTATAAAACTATCTGCAGTTATAGTATCTACATTTTCTATATTTTCATAATAATCGTTACAGAAAAACACAGACTTTAAGCCACCTATTTGGTCTTTGCAGTCTAAGCCAACTGCTGCTGTTAATTGACAACTCATATATTTTATTTATTAAAAGTTAAAAAAAAGGGGGTAATATTTCAACCCCCTATTTAAAGTGTTTTTTATGTCCAAACTGTGCTTCCGTATACCCCGTCTGTAGCGACCGCCACTTGTACGCCGACAGCAAAATTCATAGTAACTCTTACGTTATCACTTCCGTCATATTCGTAAGTTGGTATTAATCTTGCTTCTGTCCAATCAGTAGCTAAGTTAGTACCAAATACTAAGTTTTCAGGATAAGTAAATACTATAACATCATTAAACATTCCTGGACATCTGTATATTGGGAAGCCAAAGAAAGTCATATTTTCTCCGTCAAGGTTAAACCCTGCACCAGATACTTGACCTTGGTTAGAACCTGCACTTGCTAATGCTTGAATATAAAAACCATACATTTGGTTATTCATATAAAAACCTGCACCTGCTTTAGTTAGTATTCCTGAATGGTTAGCTGCAACTGCATCATATACTTTTTCCATATGTCCTAAGATGTTAGACTTAGTTGCTGTTGCATAGTCAACTTCTGTAAAGTCTTTTAAAGCACTTGCATCTGCTCCTGCTTCATCTTGTGTACCATCATCAGATAAGAAACCTACTCCAAAAGGAGCACCACCTTGCCATATACCAATCTCTAATTGAGCTGCTGCTTTTCCTGCTACAACTTGTAATAAGAAGTCAGAAAATGCTTGTGGTAAGTTACCATTTCTGTCCATTCCTTGTCCCATCCACGTCGGGAATACAGTACCTCTGCAAATTTCTTCGTTTACTTTTAGGTCAGTTAATAATAATACCTGCTCAGTAGTAGATATATTAGAACCATCACTAAAAGAACAACCTGCTGCTACAATAGGATTAGTAGAAGCAATATTGTTAATTACTGCTGATTTAGTTAAACCATCTATTGTCCTTACATATCCCTTAGCAACTGTGTCAGGACTTCGTAAAGCAGCAGTCACATAAGGCATAGCGTGTATTCCTGCATAAGTATCTCCTGTGATAGTTATGTCAAATTCACGTTTTTTTGATAATTGAATTTTATTCGCCATTTTTTTTTATTTTAGATTATTAATGTAATATGCTACCCTCTCATTAGACGATAGTTTGCTTAAATTAGTAGATGTTGTATTTTTATCTCCCTCAGGATTGTATTTAATACTATCAGTAGCAGGTTCATTAGATAATTCTACTATCTTACTATTTAATTCTTCCACCTGCGTCATTAGTTCGCTAATAACATCTGCAGACATTTCTGTTTTTTCTTCTTCTTTAGTTTCAGCACTTGCTTCTACTTTATCAGCTTTTAAATCAGCTATAGCATCTTCAAGATTTTTAATTCTAATCTCCATACCTTTCCAGTCTGCAACATCAGCTTCTTCTGCTAATGTTTCTTCACTAGCTTCTTCTTTATCTTCTTCTTCTACTGATTCGGCTTCTTCACCTAAATCTTCAATTTTAGAATCATCACTTACAAGTAATCTATTACCATTTTCCATAGTATAAGAACCACCTGCTAAAGCATCTGCTTCACCATCATCACCTACTGCGAATACTTTAGAGCCAATCATAAATTGATCGTCCTCTGTTGCAATTACACGTCCATCATCTAATTTCATTTCTGCATAAAATTTTACAGAATAACTTTTTTCTATTTTATTCATTTTTAATAAATTTAAGATTTTGTCTATTGTACCCATAACACTAATAAATATATATTGTTTTAAATTGTTTATATCTCTATCTTTTTATTGTCCTATTTTTAATCGCTGCGCATACCTTTGCTGCAGTTTCCTTATTACCATATTCTTTTACTTGATCCCTCATACATTCGTCCCAAGAATATTTTAACATTGCTTTTCTTTTTGCAAAATTTAGTTGATCTAATGCTTTGTATTTTTTCTTATATTTTCTTTTACCATCTTTACCTAATGTTTCGTCTGCTTGTGTTGCAGTAGAATGATCTATACAAGGCATATAGTATTTTATTCCGTCCATTTTGTGAATGTGACTACCAGTACAACCTTTAAACATCTCAGCGTATATATTAGCTTCTTCTTTAGTTCTAAATAATGGTTCACCATCTAAACTAGCTACTGGGTTTAATTCATTCTCTAATATAATATCTTTAATTTTACCTAGTGTATATTCATCAGGACAATCTTCACAAGTTTCATCTAATATATCTTTCTTCTGTTTAGATGCTTCTATTAACTTATCTGTAAACCAACCCTCTATACTAAAACCTCTTACTTCTTTTGCCTTGATTTTTTCCCATATATCATCATTACCTTCTGCGCTAACTTGAACAAACCAAGTACCAACAGGCATATTTTCAAAACCCCACATATTAGACTTATCAAATTTTTCATCTTCTTTAATCCACGATTCTACGACTGTTAAACCCTCTACTGCTTTATCGTGTTCAAGTGTATGACTATTGTTTCTTAGACTTGACATAAATAGCTTCTGCGCTTGTTTAATAGTTTCTTTAGTAAAGAATACGTCATATTCTTCGTTATTATCTTTATCTAGTCTATTTATTTTTTTATCTGGTATTAAAACAGCACCTACTAATTGTCTTTGATCTTCGTCTAATTTAGCCAGTGTTAAAAAGTCCTGATTAAAGAATACGAAATTTTCTTCTATTGCAGGGAATTTAACAACACTAATAGCTTCAACTCCAAATAATTCTGCAGTTTCATCTATGATTAATTCTATAAGTTTTTTCTTTTTATCCATAACACTAATATATATAAATGTTTAATTTTTGTTTATAATGTAGCTTGTATTTCTAATTCTTCTTGTAATGCTTGTGCGTTGCTAATATCATTTTCTACTACAAATGCTTGAATTGGTGCAGTAGATACTGGTTGTATAGAGTTAATATTAGGTATTAACCCACCTAATCCACCAGTATTCATTTCTTGTAAACTTGGTGTATCTGTTGAACCTATATCTGGCTCTATATTTGTATCTGGAGCATCTCCACCTTCTGGCACTTTTTTTAATATTGATTTAGCACTTGCAATACCAGATAATACTGCACCAACTCCAGTTGCAATAGCACCTAAATTTGCAGGGAATGGTAAACCTGCACCTGCTTTAATTGCTGCACTAACTCCTTGTGCTGTGTTTATTAAAATAGATGATACTGCAGTTGCTTTAGCTAATTTAGTACCCTCACCTGCTAATTGCCCTAATGCACCTAAAATATTTTGCGCACCACTAATTTCCATAGCTTTGTTCATAGCTATTTTATCTTCTGTTGCTTTTAATTCATCTGCTGCTTTTTTATCAGCTATTTTTATTATTTCGTCTGCTTCTTTTTGTTTTAAAATTTTTAAATCATTTGCAGCTTTTTGTTCTATAGTTAATTTTTTTTCTTCTGTTTTTATTAATGCTTCAATTTCTTTAGTAGTTAATTCTTCATCAATTACTAAGTTTAATTCTCTTGCTGCTAGTAGTGCATTATCTCGGTCTAATTTTGATTTAGCTTCTTTTACTCTAGCTGTTTCTATTTCTTTTTCAAATGCTACAATTTCTGTTACTACTCTTTTTTGTTTTAATATAGAACCAGTTTGTAATTCAATTAATCTAGCTCTTTCTGATGCTAAATTTTGCATATCTTCTTCACTAGATTTACCCAAATCAATTATACCTTGTAATGCGTCTGTTTTTTTCTGTTGTATTGCTATCTCTAAATCAGCTACTCTTTTTTCTTCTGCTACTGCTTCTTTTAATGCTACTAATCTTTCTTGTGCTGATTTAGTCTCATCTTCTGCTAGTAGTCTACTTTTAGCAATTATATTATTTGCTTTTGCCCTAACTAATAACATTTCTCTTTCTTCATCTCTAACTCCTTGTAATGCTTCTGTTAATCCACCTACTGCTTTAACTTCTTCTTTTATTTCTGCAGTAGTGCCTTTAAATGCTTCCTTAAATGCTTTAAAAGGGTTCTGCAATTTTATAAGTGATTTAATAAATTCTTCTGCTCTATCTCTAATAACATCAAAAGCTGCTGAGGTCTGAGCCATTAACTTTTCAAATTTTCTAGCTGTTTCAATATTACCACTAAAAATGTCTTTTAGTTTCATAAATGCAGCAATAATTAAACCAATCCCTAATGCTTTAAAAGCTGTTCCAAGCATTTTAGTAGCACCTGACATTTTACCTAATCCTCCTTTAGCACCTTTAGATGATTTATCTACACCTTTTACACCATCATCTAATTTTTTAATGTCTTTAGTAGCTTGTGATGTATCAGCCTTTAATACTATTGTTTTTTCTATCGCCATATCATTCTATATATTTGTTTAAATAATCGCTTAAAACTCGTGTGATGTTCTTCTAAGCCATAAGCAAAGTCTAATTCCTTATCTTTGTATTCTATTAATTGTAAATGATCTATACTTTTTGTAATTAAACCACTTGTAGCTTCTATGTATTTTTTTAGTTCCATAATAAATAATCTCCGTTTTGAAATTTAATAATATCTCCATTTTGAAATAATGCCCAATTTGCATCATAATCAAAAGTCATATTAGCAACTTGGTTAATGTCCATATCTACTGACAATTCCCAAATTCTTTTAGTGTCGGTTTGGCTATCATCTAAACCAAAGCGTAATAATTGTTGATTAATGTCAATATATAAAGAAC